CAACAATATGTTCTACTATTAACTGTCTTACATATCTAGAAATAGCTACAGGCTTTATGCCAGTTTCCATTGATTTTTGTATAATTATTGTATTTAGACTATCCTCATCTTCAGGTGTTAATAAAACTTGTAATTTTTTAGTAAGCCTTTTCTTTTGTGGAACTAGTTCTTGTACAGTTTCGTTAAAACCATATTTAGAATTATCAGATTTATATTTACTAATCCAATATTCAACTCTTTTTAAAACATTACTTAAAGGTTCACTGTCTTCAAATATTTCTAAAACTTCTCTATTAAAAGCTTTAGTTCCAAAATCCCTAACAGCCCTCTTAATGTATTTTCCCGATCCAAGGTTATTAGGATTATCATTTATTGAATACCCTACATAAACTTTATTTGTTTTTTCTTGTTGTAATTTATAGATTATCATTTTTCTATATTATATATTTTATATTATATATTAAGGAGTAAGCAAAAAAACTGGGAATACTTTAATATTCCCAGTTTAATATTTAATTTATGCTCCTACGTTCTCTTCAACCCAGTGATCACAACGATAAGTCATTGTTAATTCAGCTGCATCTTGAGTTTCATAATTCAATTCATCAACAAAATCAGGTTGTCCTGTTGGGAATACATCTTTAAATGTAATCTTTCTGAAGATATCTCCTGCTCTGTTATATTGAACTACAATCATACTTCCTACATAATCTTTCTTTAATCCCATTTCACCAGTTAATGGATCATAGATTAAGTTATTCCAATTACGGAAAGTATTATAAATATAGTTTTCATTTGCTTCATTTAAGTTAAGTGTGAAGTTCATGGTTAAATCAACAAACGTCTGAGCTGGCATACCTGCATAAGATCTATCAGCAAATTTATATTTTTGATTTATAGCATCAATTGATGGATTTAAGTTATTTAATCCTCCTATTGATTTTACTTGCTCTAAGATTAAACCCGTATCATCCCCTAATGGTGAAAATACAGTCACCTCAAATAGGTTAGGCTGAATAGGTTCGTACCTTTGGCTACTGGCCCTTGATTGGGTATAATGTGGTAGTGGCATATTTAATTTGTTTTTTTATATATTCGTCTTATGTTACTTCTTATTGGAAGTTTCCTGAACTAATTGCACCAGTTCTTAAAATAGTTGTTCTTTGTACAAGAATTTCCATTCCTCTTGTTGGTTCAATATATGTATCCAGGATACCTACATTTTGATCAATAACTTCTGGTGTGTTATTAGTTTCATCCATTATATTTCTATAATCAAATACACCATCATCATTTTGAACAGTTGATAAGAAGTTATCAGCTAATGTTTTAATTTCTAATCTCGTCTGAGCTGTATTAAATTCAAATAAGTAGTTTTTAAGAATTGCTTCAATACCATCTTGGATGTAAATTACAACCTCTCTAACATTAATTGAACTTAAAGCAGATTTTGGAACTTGCTGAGCAGTTTTATTTGCAAAAATAGTTGGTCCCGTTCCACTTTGGAATACAATTGGATTAATTCCAAATGGCTCTAAGAAGAAACGATCTTCTTGATCAAGATTAATTTCTAATCCTACAACGCCATTTCCTCCTATTACTCCACGTCTTACACCAGCTACGATTGACCAAGGTAATGCGTTTTCATATTTAAGAATGTAATTATTTGATACGTTTGCAGCAGGAGGAACACTTATGTTCTTTCCTAGGTCTCTAACAGTTAAGAATGGATAATAATATCCACCAAACGATCCACCGCTTGTAGCAGCAGGTAACGAGAATCTAACCGTTGGATTCAACGCAAGATTTCCACCTTCAGAAATAAACTTAGAGGATAATCCCCCAGTTAAATCCGTAAAGCTTGGATCTGTACTCTTTTTAAAATCTTTAGCAGATGGAGCATTAACTATTGCAAACGCATTTTTTCTATTCATACATAAGTTTGTATAAATAGCTTTACTATTTGCTTCAATTCCATTCCCAAATGTATCTACTACATATCGGAAGTTAATTGTTTCTCTATCAATTAAAGATTTATATAAATTTGTTCCACCTAGTATTGGACTTAATACTTTATTTTGCCTAGTATCTGTTCCATCTGGTACATGTTTATTTGGAAGTAATTTAAATCCAGGTAATTCAAATACATTAAGGTAATCTACCCAAGAATCTATTGGATAATAAACTTCTACTGTTTTTTGAACTCCACCTTGTACAGTTACACTTACTTCGGATTGGCATGTTACTTTAACTGCCTTTACACCGGCAGGAAGTGAAGATAAAATTGGATATTCTGATGCAGTTAATCCACCTTCTACAATATTAATCCTTGTTAATCTAGATGGTCCATTTGCTCCACCTTCAGAATGTACTAAATAGTTTCCTACAATTATGTCAGCTATTTCTGGTGAATTGTCAGCTATCAGTATTTCATTTGGCTTAAGTGTTGGTTCATTTATTGAATCACCTACAATATCTACAGTAAGGTTAAGAGCGCCTTTTAGTGTTTGTACACCTAATGTATTTGCTCCAAAGAATAATGGATTCAATGCAGTACTATCAGATTTTTCAAATAAGTCAGTAGCATTTAAAGAATCGATTGTAAATTGATTCTGTGGTGTTAAATTTGCGTATGAATCTTCCTGGTAAGGAGTAACACTAACCGCAGGTAAATAGTATGCAGGGTCAGAAATTGCTTTCTTAGTTGCAGCAGAAGTTGCGTTAGCTCCATCAATAATCCAACCAAAGTCTATAGCATTCATTGCTAAGAATGAAGTATAAGTACCTAATGAATCTTTATATACAGCTTCATCACCATCAGTTAAAGTACCGTTAGCAAATTGTGCCTGTAATGTTGTTCCATAAGAACCAATAATTCCAGCAGCTCCACCGTCTACATTTGTATTTCTTACAAAACCGAAGTCAGCTTCATTAATGTATTTATAACTTGCAGCAGCACCTGTTGGAAAATCTGCTAATTGAGTCGAACCTACATCTGATAATAATACAGTTACAGTATTACCTACAGTTTGTACAGAAGTTACCGGTACCCATTCAGTAGTTGCAGTATCGTATATAAATGATCCTACTAATGTAGAAGTATTTGCTCTCATTCCAGAAAATGCATTCCATATAGCATCCTTTGGAGTAGCTGCGTTTACTATTTGTATTTGTATACCTCCTCCACTTGGAACAGATGTTGTTATTGTACTTGAAACGTTTGTTACAGTATTAGATATTGTTTGAGTTCTTGCATAAGATAAATCAGAAACAATTGATCCACCATAAGATAAGAACCTAACATCATCTTGAATTGAATTAGCTTGAGTCCATTCTATATTATGTCCTATCATATCAATACCGCCTTGAACACCGTCTATTAAAATATCTCCACTAAATAAATCTTCATTTACCGTAACAAATAATCCAGTGCTTGCAGTATCAGCATTAACAACTTTTTCAACAAAAAGGTTATTACCTAATAGATCCACAAAATCAGGAAGTAAACATGCAGTATAAGTTGCTTGTAATGCAACTTCAGTTTCATTAAAGAATTCTTGTAATAATGTATCAGTAGCATCAGTTGCAAATTTCTTTCTTAATAACCCTTGTGTTGGATCAAAATACTTTTGAAAAGTTGGATCTGCTATAAATCTTTCGTAAGGAGTAGTTGAACTAAAGTCTCCACCGAAGTTTCCTTCTAATACAAATATGTCTACAAAGAAGTCAGATATTAAACTATCTTTATCTAAGTAACCAGGTACATTTGCAGCACCATACCATTCTTCAACTGTTACTTGAAAAGGTAATACATTTTGAGCAGCAGATTTTTTAACAATTACTGAAATAGGATTTTGTCCTAAATTAACAACATCTAATAAATCATTTACTTTATTTGCACCTAGTGAAGTTGTATCTGCACCAACGTTAGTTAAGAAGTCGTCTGTTGATGGAAACCAAAATTTATCTCTGTTATAAAATTTTGCGTATTCATAATTTGCACCTTCATTGTCTTGAACTTCTGGAGTTGCTGCTGTAGCAAACCTAACAGCGTTAACTTTATCTTCAGAATCTAAGCTTAATAAATTAAGTGCAAGAATAGGTCCTCTTTCAAGAGCTGATAAACAGCTTCTGTGGAAAAAAGAATCTTTTCTTTCTAAATTTCTATCTATATCACCGTATACTTGTTTAAAGAAACCTGTATCGGGAACAAAGACGGGTGTATTGAACGGGCCTGTCTTAGAAAAACCGACTACCAATCGAGTTTGATTTGCTGGAATACTTACGACTTGACTTTTATCAAATTCAAACCTATATGTTCCTGCAGCCTTAAGAGAAGCTATTTTTGGATCTAGTGCCATCTTATAATATATTTTTTTTGTTTATTTGTTTTTTTATATATCTACCAAGTAACTACTTTTTATACTAAGTCATAGATATCAAAATTTAGATTCCCACCCTT